ATTAAATACTTGTTTAGCTGGGAGTATTTTTTCTTGAAAATAACCAGTTTCAACATCGCCAGATAACAATAATTCATGTGCTGGCTTGACTTTATCTATTAACTGTTTTTGTTCCCCAATCGCATCCATGTCTTTTTTAAGGTTATCTAAACTGAAATCCCAAAGTTTATTGCTGTTTTGATTCATGTTGATATTCGTTGATGTTCTTTGTTTCAGAAGGTTTATGGCATCTTGAGGAGAATAACCTTGTCGCACTAAAAACTGATAATCTTTTTGAAACGTAGTAGCATTTCCTCCAGATTGTGCTAATTGCCTTTCTTGAACCCCCTTACCAATATCTCTACCACCAAAGGCATCACTAAGAGCATACATCATTTGACCAAGCCCTTTGTTTCTTGCTGCTTTTCTTGCCTGGTTATACATTTCTAACTGATCCGGGGTTGTGATTTGTTGTTGTAGTGCTGAATTATTAAGCATTGGCCCAAAACCACCACCTCTTGCCATTGCATTGCCAAACCTTGAATATTGGCTTTTATCAAAAAGAGAGGTTGGCGGTGGTGCTGCTTGTTGGTTTGTTGGCAAGAACGGTGTTTGTTTAGCAGCGTTTTGTTGTGCTACCTGTTGCATAAGTTGTTGCCAGTTGTAGTTGTTTTGGCTCATAGTTTTTACCTAGCTAAAATAACCGCCAGACAGGGCAGCTCCAAGTAGTCCAGCCCCAGCCCCTAAAACATCACCAAAGCCTGTTCCTCTTGTATCTGTTCGACCAACTGCTGATGGTAGGAAACTAACACCTTGGGTTAATAAATTGAGCTGTCTTGCTGGATAATCAAAAGACCTTAAGTATTGGTCATAGTTGGTTCCATATCCGGCTTGTTGTAATGCTTGTTGTTGTGCGCCTATTCCTGAAAGCAATCCGATGTTTCTATATTGGTCTGAAAGCAATCCTGATTGAACGCCTGTTCTATAATCCCTGTCGGTTAATCCAAGTTGACTAGCCTTGTCAAAGCCCTCTGCCCGTAGTCCTGATGCCATTCTTGAGGCAGCATCGTAGTAGGCTCTGTCGGCCTCACTTTCCAAAACCCCATGTCTTGAGCCACCAAAAGCACTTGCTTGAGCTGCTCGATCACCAGCTCCTATTTGTTGTATTTGCCTGGCGCGTTCAAGGTCATTAAGCGAGGCATCAATAACCTCTTGCTGGTAGATATTTTGGTATGGAGAAATATCAAGGGCTTCTGTTCCCATTGTATTCAACAAGCCCCTGGGGTTATAGCCCATAGACTGTCCAACCGCACCCCTGGTGTAGTCAAATGCACCTAATTGATCTGGATTAAACCCAGCTGTTAATTCCCCTTCGTATGGAAGGTAGGGTAATTCTGATGCTGATTTAGCACCCGAATAAACCTCCTTATACATTGCAAGTAGGTCTGGATTAATTTCTGCTGTTGAGGTAGTTGCTCCTTTACTCATAATGGTTCTCTATAATTCTTTACTGATAATATGTTCTTTTTTAAACCCTAGATTTTTTCGTTGAAGGGCTTTAATCCACCCTTTACGACCACCGCCAAATAGTTTTTTGACTGATGAAAACCTGGCAAATGGCTCAATGCCCTTGATTAAAATTTCTTCTAGCTCGTTCCAGGAACCAGCACAAAATATTAAATTCATGGCCCTGTATCTTGGAAACTCTATGATCTCTGTTACAAAACAGGATTGCTTACTTGGATGAGGCCATAACATAAACTTTCCGTTTTTTATGGCTTGCTCAATGTCAATAATATCATACTCGTTTTGGTATTTAAGACACTTTTCTATAAGTGGCTTACACCATACCCACACATTTTCTTCTTCCGGTCTATACTTCGGTGGTGGATAATGTTCCGGCGTCACTGACCTGTAATTTAAATTTGGTTCCATCTGCTGATATAAGTATTAATTGGGTGTCATCTTGTCCGTTCAGCTCTATTCTTTCACCGACCTTAAAAGATTGACCATCTCTTATTTCTAATTCGTTTATTAATTGACTTGTGCTTGAGAAGTCATAAGTAGCCGTTGCTTGTGGTAATGCCCTTCTGCTCATCTTTTGCCTCGCGGTATTATGTTTGCTCTTATGTTTCCAACCACAAAATTTTCTGTTGTCACTCCCTTGATTGTCATGGCAATCTGCCTGGCATTGAATCTCGAAGAGATATACCCATCAGAGTCAAACTGAAAAGAACCAAGACTTGTGCTTGATCCTAGTGGGTTTGGCTTTCCAGAAAACTCTAGCGTTAAAGCGGGTAGGTTGTCACATTCCTCATCTGGTATTAATTCATTCACCTGGGCTATGCGATCACCTTGTCCGATCTCCATGGGTGCTGTCGTTAAATAAGGAACATTAGTGCTTATGTCCGGGCTGTCTGACAAATTCGTTCTTTCTTGTTGATATATTTCACCCGCAGAATCAGCAGCTAGAGAATAAGCAAAAATTCCTTTATCAAGCCAACAGGTTCGCTTTAGTGTTGTTCCAACTGCCCAGTGGTTCTCTCGATAGTTCCACAAAATATAACGATCTGGCGTTTGGGCAACACCTGAAGGAAACCACCACCAGCACTCTCCCCATTCTGCGTTATGCCCACCAGCGGTCTTTTTAGCAAAGCTCTGATAAATATTATCAAAAATATAATCATGCACATCAGAGTTGATTGGCCTGATTGTGCCATCATAAACAACAAAGCCATTATCAGTCATCCACACCATGAAACCGGAAGTGCTGATAATTGCCTCTGAGCCTATTGCACCAACTGATTCTGCCACTTTTTGTATTCCATAAACAAAAGGCTGGCCCTGATAATACATTCTATGCAATCCCCCAGACGTAAATAGCATAATGTCTGTTTGCCACCTTTTTGCTGAGACTATCTTTCCTTTGGTTCTTAATTGCAGAGAACCGGCTGAGTTGGTAGAGGAGGCTGTCCAAATGGTATTATCCTCCCTGTCTGACCATTGTATTTTTCTTGGATCATCTGATGCACCAAGAGCCACAAGATGTCGTTCATTGGTTACGATCAATCCCTCGCAACCGGTGGGCGCATTGGTGATCGCGGTGGCTATCGTGTCGGCTGTGCCGCCTGAGTTTGATTCCCAAATTAGGAGTCTACCATCACTACTGCAACAGGCCACTAAGTCCTCGCCCCAATTATCAAGACTCCACCTGTCAAAAACTGTTTGCAAGCCTGACTGCGATCTTGCATCACCATAATCTTCCTTGCCATAGAGATAGGCACCGAAACCCAAGGCAGCATTGCTTTCTGGCGCGACAAACGAGGTGGGTGTAATGTCCGTCCACACGTCAGAATAAAAAATATA